ACCCTTTTCCGTAATGATCTCAAAAGCAAGACCAGTCGAGGATTGCTTTGGATCAGCCTCAGTTTTGAATAACTTGGCGAATACAATGAACCGCTTGTCATTCGCTTCAATGAGTTCAGTCTCGATACGATTATCAGGGTATTTCTCATGCCATTTTTCCAATCTCGATTCTACTGTTTCGTAATCTTGTAAGTTAAACATTATTGCTCCCATTCAAAATCTTTGTCTTGCATGTATTCATGGCAAGTTTTTGATATGCCAATATATGCGAGTGCGTCTGTATAGTTATCTTGCAGCTCTGGACTTTCCACACTACGACTGATTTTGAGTAAGGCCATAAGCATCGGAACTTGGTTACTTGTAACTGGAAAATTAAGATATGCGGACCACAACTTTGCAATTCTGTCCATTTGTATTGCTGGATGACCATAGTGCATACCTCTGGCGTGTATGAGTTTGACTGCTTCATCAAACAACTGCTCAGTTTTTGTCATAATCAAAAACCTGCTCTAATTTAAGTTTTTGGATTTTAGATTGATGCTCTAAACAAGACTTCCAGCCGGCTGATCTACCAGCCCAATAACCATTTTGGTAATGTTTATCCATTCGGTGTTCATCCCAGAAATATAAAGCTGCTCCTATTAAACAGCCTATGATAAATCCGTATCCTACGATTTCCATTTGTTGCTCCCGTTCCGCAAATCATTCGTTTGCGTTGGGATTAGTATGATCCTTTTTACCGACAGTCAAACCATTTCTTAGCGTGTCGTTTATAACGATTAGATAACGCTAAGATCCTCAAGATCATCGATATGGTCATCAATCGTGCGTTCGTGATAATCGGTTTCACGACCCATAGGATTTCCTGTTATAAGTAAAGCTGCCATCCTTGTTTATTGGGATCAGCGTAGGGGTCATATTCTTGCCATTCCACTCAAGCACAGCGATGCCCATTTGCCAATTAGCGAGCCCTTTTGTGTAACTTGCTTTTGCCCGGTTCATGAGATTTCCGGTTTCTAGCCCATAAAGGGGTCTATAAGCCCCGTAGAGCCCCTCTGAGTAGGCTGACATACCTAACCTATGGGTATGACCACAAACTACGCTCTTTCCTGCCTTTTTGGCAAGATTTAAGGCTGTCTGTCCAGCGTTTGGATTCATGTTGCCTTCATCGCCATGAGCCAAAATCCAGCCTTTTTCAAACTCATAAAATTGTTTATGGAAGGTTATCCCTAAATCATCGAACTGCATGAACTTGGCGTATTGCAATTCAGGCAGGCTGATTAAGCCCGGAACTTTTAATAAAGTGTTATAAAGGCGATCAGTATGATTACTGCGGATAATATGAGCTTCTCGGCTGTGCTCTGTGAGAGCCCAAAGGATTTCCTGAGTAGCACTACGATCATCATCCAAAGTTTGTTGATAAGCCAAAGGTGTTTTTTCAGCCCATCGGCTAATTGTTTGAAAATCAATTTCATCGCCAACACAAAGGACACTATCAAATCGCTCCTTCTTTGCTAACTTAATTACATTCTTTACAGCTATTTCATGGTGGTATGGGATTTGTAAATCCGAGATAACCAAGTATCGCTTAATCGTCATCCTCATCTGGAGTTGGAATAGTTGGGATAATGCCTTTATCGCCTACGATCCAGTCAGGCATTGATTCAGGATTATCCATTAGATAAAGCGCAACAGACTCAGAAAATCCAGCCTTTCGTGCAGCTCTAAACATTTCATGTTTTGCGATATACCATTGATCTAACTTGGTTAATGGTTCAGGAGTGTGGCGAACTCGACGACGATTGACTTTTTTTCGTGTGGTTCGCTTTCGTGTGTTCGCCATAAAAGAAATTATCGCTTACTGATTAAGACAAACAAATCATCAACACGCTGTTCAAGTCGATTTAATTGATCCTTCATTGATGACCCTGAGTTTGGCTTTAGTTCTGAAAGGTAGGATTTAATAACCCAACGGAGAGCCAATAATAAAGCGGTCGCGATACTGCAAACGCCAACGCCAAATGCGACCCATTCGTTTGGACTCATTTTTTGGACAATCCATAATCAACCTCTTTACCTGATGTTGGATCGACAGCCTTAACCAACGGAGCAACTACTGCACCAAGTAATGTTGCATAGGCAGGATGAATGTCAGCCACTATTGCTAGAGCAACTGTAATTCCACTAGCTGCCACAGCTCTCAAATATGACTTAATTGCTGCTTTGTGTTTTTTGGTCAGTTTCATTAATTGCCTTTCAGTAGTGGGATATCGAACTTTTTGCCATCTTGGTTTGGCTTGAAACTTATGTGGATGTGTTTGTGATGTGGGTTGATGCCTCGATACTTAACCCAACGCCAAAGCGACTTTGTTGAACATATTTTACCAGCGTGAATTATGTAAGATATACGCTTATCTTTTTTTGCTGCGAGTCGAAGCTGATCTGCCAAATCATAACTAATTCCTTGTTCATCAGATAAGCCAGCGTCAATGTCGATCGCGCATACTTCTCCGTCAGGTCGTGGGTTATGATCGGATTTTCTAGCTGCATGCTTACTATCGCCGATCCACCCATCAAATTTCCTGCTCCTACCCACGAAAGCAAAATTGATCTGATCTCTTAAAGTGTCAGCAGCTTTAGATAAATACGGCTTCATTAGCCAAGTAAAATTTTTAATTCGTCAGCAGTCAAACCTAAACGATCTGCAATTGCTTGGCGTTTTACTGCTTTTGCTTCCGCTTCGGCTTGCTTTTCTGCCATTAATTTAGCAAATGCTTCACGCTCTTTTTTTTCAGCAGCAGTTTCATCACGCTCAGTAATTGTTTCCTCGCCAGTTGCAGCATCAAATGTTTTCTCTATAATTTTCATATTATCTCCTTATGCGCTTGTATAAACATAAACTGTGCCATTATCTAAATTGCCAGTGCTCGAATTAACAGAAACGGAAGAAATTACGCTACTTGAATCGTAATAGCCGCCACCCCAAAATCCTGTTGCACCAACGCCATCGGCAGCACCTAAAGAAGTCCACGATTTAACACCACTAGCATTACAGCCAGTAATTATTACCATACCAGAAACTTGATTTGTTGCGCTATTACCCATTAATCCTACTCGCATTCCTCCTCTAGCACTTCCATTATCGTGGCTTAAATAATTTGTTTGATAAGCAGAAAATACTTCTACTTGACCTGTAAAAGTATAATAATTTGAACCAGTATCAGCATTCAATCTAACTTGAATATACGAACTAGCACTCGCTGATGAAGCACTACCAATTAAAACCATTATTTTATCTGTGCCACTTGGAACGCTACTAATTGTAACTGTTTGTGCTCCAGTTAATGCTGTGCCACCTGAATTTAATAAAGTCCAATTTGCACCTGATGTTGGAGTAGCCCACTTTAATCCTGTGGCTGTTGAACTGTCAGCAGTTAAAACTGTGTCGTTTGCACCAACAGCAAGACGACTAACTGTATCTGCTGCGGTTGCCGCAATAATATCGCCTTTGGCATCAACAATTGTTTTAGCAATTGCAGCTCCGGCATTATTAAATACTGTTGTGTCAATTGCAGTTCCAAGTGTGCGAATCGCACTCGCACCATCTTTGACTAGATCGGTGTCGGCTGGTGTTGTCCAGCCATAATTGGTGGTAGTTGGCATTTTTCTCCTATTATCAGGCTACTATTGTAGCGTATTCCCATGTTAATGTTGTGGATAAAGTGTTCCATGCTTCTGTTGCTGGTGTGGTATTCCAACGCATCGCCACTTGGCTAAATGCGACTGGGGATAGATTAATTGTTAAAAATAGTTCATTAAAGCGAGTGCTCCATGACCAGCCTTCAACATAACCCTCAAACTCGCCACCTGATATTTGAGTTGGCAGATTTTTCAAATTGACTGGCATTCCCATGAATACGCTTAACAGAGAATCCCGATCTGCATTGTCAATTTCTGGGTTTGTTATTGGAAAGGTTATAGCTTGAAATGCTGGCTGTGGAAACGCTCTTTGAGCAATATATCGATCAGCCACAGCTTGAGCATCGGTGGCATCATGCAATACTGAATTAATGGTTTCGGCTTTGTAACCATAAGTTGCAATTGATGATGCGCTACTAGCAGTTTCTTGAGATCCAAAGTTATTGCCATAATTGATATAAATATCATTACGAATATCACCTGAACGCATGATTGTTGATAATCCTGAACCTAAAGCATGATTAGCGCTTAATTCAACATAACCATTGACTAGCAAATAATTCTGTCTATGGTCGGCATCTGCGTATCCGATATTGCCTTCATTATCCTCATATAAATATCCAAATGCTGAGTTAGCAATAAGGCTTGCTATATTGTAAATAGTATCTGGGCTTGCAGCTCTATTTTCCATTGTATAAAGACCAGGTTGATCGATTTCGCCCAATCCTAGATTTAAGGCATTTGCCCATGTTTCGGTTGCACTATAAGTTGCCCATGTTGAAGCTGCTGGAACATCATTCCAACTACCAAGTAATACGCTAGACAATAAAGCATAAATTTGATCGCCATCATCATCTTGAGCAATTGTGCCATTGTAAATTTCTTTGGCTAATTTGACTAAAGATCCCATCGCTAAAACTGTGTATTGCACGACTGTGGCTAAAGATCCAGTAGCGCCCACTTCAACAGTAACATCGGTTATATCTCCACCAAATATACTTACATAAGTTCCGCTGGTATCTTTAAGCTGTAATGAAAAACTGTCATTAATTGCAAAAGGTAATGTTTGACCTGATAAAGCAACAAAGGTAACTTGGCAATAAGATGGGAGTGGTTGTTGATAAATATCTGTCCGACCTGCTTGATGCTGAACATCAGATATTGCTATGTCAGTATAATCAACCCCACCGACAGTCAATTTCCAATCAGGCGTAAAAACTGTCATTGAAGTCTAATTCCGTTACCAGTAAATAATGGCACGCTTCGAGCAGCTGACTCATTAACTACCTTTGCAACGGCTCTTGCAGCACCTTCTCCATCGATTGCATTTACTGTGATGTTATATTGTGGGTTGCCTGCACCATAGGTAAAACTTGATCCACTTGGTGTTGGAACTTTTGGAACTGATGATCGGCTGGCAGATGGAGCAGGATTGCCAATAGATCCTATATTGACTCCGGGAATTATATTTACAGCTCTAATTAATTCATTGGCTAAAGATACAACCAAGCCAATTGCTTCACGCAAGAATGTTATAAATCCTGAAATAATGCCAGACACGACACCAATTGCTTTGCCAAATGATTGTGCGCTTCTTTGGGTTTCGTTTAGTGAATTATTAAGTCCTTGATCGCCAGTCAAGCCAGCAATAAACGCATTGAGTGTTGGAATGCCTGTATTATTTAAGAATGAAATAAATCGCTCAACTGCTGGTAATAATGCAACGCCAAGCGACTCTTTGGCTTCATCAAATCCTACTTTTAAGCGATCAATCTTGCCTTGAAATGTGTCAGCATTCTTAGCTGCTGCGCCACCATATAAATCAGATAATCTTGTTTGAACCTCTGTAAATGTCAGGGTTGATAATTCAGCCTTACTTAAACCTAAACCTAATCGACCTAAAGCAGCTGTATTTCCATCCTGTGCTCGACCCAAAGCATTGGCAACAGTTTCTAATTCAATTCCGCGACCCTTAGAAATATCCAAAGCCAAAGCCAATAATCTTTGTGCCTCACCGGTGTCTTTTGTAGATACTGCCAATCTCTGCATCGCTGGGCGAAGTTGATCATCTGCAACGCCTGTGGCTAAAGATGTCTGTAATATAAAATCCTCAGTTGCCTTTATTTGACCCTCAGTTGCGCCTGTGGCGCTTCGTAATGCAGCAGCCAACCTCAACTGTGCCTGTTCATCCTCTATGGCTGCTTTAACCCCATCAATGGCTAATTTAGTGCCATAGGCAACGGCAGCAGCAGCAGCTACGGCAAATGCAGCAGCAGCCTTTTTTCCAAACTCGCTAATCTTGCTGGAATTGGTTTCAACGGCTTTGTCAGCTTCGCCAAGTTTCTTTTTAAGATCATCAACATCAGCAAGGATTGATAGTTTAAGCGTGCGATTACCGGTTGCCATTAGACCCATTCCTTAATAATGCGAGTAAAACTTTCTTCCCACTTGTTAATCAGTTCAGGCTGAATTCTGCGAAGGGTTGGATAAATGAACCATCCACGAGATCCACGACCTTGCCGTCCTGAATAACTAGGGAACTGTTTGAATTTATTTGAACCAAACTCAATGCCACCCCATAGGGTTTGTGTAGTAGCACCACCTGAAAATTTCTGTCTTGCGAATCCATAACTGAATTCACCGATCTTGCTTGACTTAGAGATGCTAACGCCATCCGCGACTCTCTGCGCAACCTTGCCAGCCTTTGTTCGTCCGCGAGCTGCAACTTTAATTTCCTCAGATGCAAAATACGCCAGCGCAGCAGATTGACGACGAGCTTCATCAGTTGCAGTTTCATCCATAAGTTTGAACGCTTTGTAAATATCGCGCAGATCTTTTTTGTTGTATGCAATTGTTTCACTTGCCATACCTCTGCTCCAATACTTCTATCGCTGTTAAAATGTCGTCTGAATCAACCCATTCGCTCATTGGAATTTGTGTGGCTATTGCCAACTCAACCAATAATCTACTTAGGCTTCCTGCTGGGTGGCTTTTGGGTCTGCATCACCGACTATTACATCGCTGACTGTTTCCATCCAAGCCTCAAATGGTTTTACTGGCTTTCCGGCACTTTCACGCTTATGTGCGTTATATGCTAAAAACATTAGATCCCACATGCCAAGTTTATCTTTTGCTTGGCTAATAGTATGACCAGTTTGTTTTTCCCATTTTGCCCACTCAGGCGGTTGGGCTATGTAAGTGGCTTGCTCGCCTGAGTTATATTCAATTGTAATTGGTAACTTCATTGTTTGCTCCCGTTTTTAGATCTTAACTAAATGTTTCTGTTACCTCACCACGAGCAACTTGGAATGTGAAAGATACTGTTTGAGCATCAATTCCTGAGCCACCTGCGGTTGGATATACAGGCAATACTGGAAACACAAATTGTGCGCCAGTTGCAGCTGTAAGTGTAATTGAAATTTCTGAATTTGGTGATGTATCGCAAGCAGTCCAAAGAGCCTCACAAACAGAGTTTGTTTTGCCCCAATCTGCAAGCATGTCTAATTGGAATGTTCCAGATACATTTACAACCTTGTAGGCTTCGCCATCAAGTGTTTGGTAAGTTTGACGATCAAACTCTTTTGTTAAAACTGCATTAGTCGCTTGTGCTTCGATGTCTGTTCCACCTGTGAAAGACAACGAAATATCACGACCGGTTATTACTGTGGTTGCCATGATTACTCCTTAGACGGTTCTTGTGTAGTAGGTAGAAACTCGAACATCTGCGATTAGCAGAGTTGATGCTCCAACTGTTGTTACTGTTGGTCTTTCGACCGAGCTGACAATATATCCTCCAGGAATTACTGCCAGAACGCTGATAAGCAATTGCTCGATATTGTCGAGTGATGCTGGGTTGCTGTTATATGCAACGGCAACTGAAATAGTCATATTGACTTTTGCGCGAATGTTTGATTTGTTAATAGTTTCAAATTCTAAATATGGTGAATCAGGCACAACTACAACAGCCGGTGGAATTACTGTTTCAGGCACAAATGAATAAACATTACCTGCAACGCTAGATAAGGCTGTTGCTAAAGGTGTGCGAACTTGCTCAAGAATTGTTTGGTTAGGCATTATTGACAAATACCCTCAACATCAACATAAGGTCCGAGAATTCCTATTACTCTTGAATAAAGTGATCGACCAATTCTGTATGGTGTGGCAGCAAAATCAACGCCTTCAATTTGACCACCAGGAGCAATTCTTGATTGAAATACCTCTACTGATACTGCAAATATCGCTGATCGAACTGATTGATTGCCAACATAGGTTGATGCACCTGTCAATGTGGCTGTTCCGCTTGGAATAACATTTGCTTCGGTAACATCGGCATTTGTAATTGATGCACTAAATGTTGTATCTGTTAAATTATCAGCCAATACTGTGCGAGTTCCGTTATATGGACTCAAGCAACCAGCAATAACTACCGATTGTCCTTCGGTAAATTCATGGGTGCCAACTGTTGTAAATGTGGCAACATTATCTTGTAAAACTGTTTTTTGAACTGCGCTCTTAAATGTAACAAGCATTGGCAGAATAGTGTTTTCTGCTGTATCAATTATGCCATTCAAATATGTGTCGTCATACAAGGCAGATGACACACCAAGCACGGATCGCAACTCAGAAGCTGTAATAATACTTGGCATGTCATCTCCTTACTCCCATTAATGGATGCCTGAGATCGGGAGCAACCTCAGGCACTCAGTTAAACTAATTAAGCGATTGCATCCAATTTACGGAATGCTGTTGGGTAGCGATTAACTACGCAAACATATCCGTAAAGTCCGATTTCAATTCGGCCGTTAGCAACAACATTTGCACGAAGCTCAATTGTTCCTGACTCATGGAATCTCATAGCTGCTGATGGATAAACCATTGCAACTTTTGTTCCTGCTGTGTTACCTGTGTAGTTAGGATCTACAATTAGGTCAAGTCCTGCGACTGTTCCATTTGTTGAACCTTGAGTTACCAGACCGCCAGCATTTTGTAAAGATCCACCGGCTGCAAATAATGGTCGGTTTGATCCATCAACTGCACCAAGAATGTTTGAAAAATCAACATTCTCATAACCACCAGTTGTTGCTACTAATAGGCGGTTAGGTGTGAAACGCATAACGCCATAAGAATCAGCAATACCTTGTGCAATTGCTTTGTAAAGTGATGTTCCGCTTGAAGTATCTGCGCCATCAGCTGCGATTGTTGCAGCATAAGCATCAGTCTTTTGTGCGTAAGATGCAGCCAACTCGCGAACTAATAGATCAGCGAAAGATGGGTCTGAACGATCAAATAACTCAACATTTACAATGTTTGCTCCAGCGAACTTAACAATTGTGTCCTCTTGGAAAGTTACTGCTGTATCAGTTGATGAAAATTCTACACCCTCAGCAGTCAAAGCTGTTGTTGCTTGAGCACCTAATTTTGGTGTAAAGATTTTCATACCTGATGCTGGTAGTGGAGCGCGCTCGATTGAATCGATGAATGGGCGTGATGAATCGATAACACCAATTACATCGCGTAGATAATTTGGTGGAACAGTTCCGGTATTTTCTGAAACTGTTGCAATCTGTAATGCTGCTACTAGATCGCGTGCATCTGTGTCGCCTTGAATAGCGCGAACCTGTGCGTTTAGATATTGTCCGGCTGTAACATTTGTATCAACGCGTGGCTTTGTGTATGCCACATAGTTTGCAGTTACAACTGGAGCTTGTGCCGCTTCTACCGCTTCGGTCGCGATAGGAGCCTCAGAATTAATCTCTGACACTTTGTTCTCCTCTTTGGTTGTTTCCTCAGCGGTTGCTTCGGAATTCTCTGGTGTTTCAC